GAAATCATCAGTGGAAAAGGAAATTAACTTCAAGCGTTTCCATCTTAACCTTTGGCCAGGTGCAGGCTCTGGGCCTGTTTGGATTCCGATGGATAAATGGGATAGGCTTGAAAAGCACCCACGCCAAGAACTTATGGAACGCCTCGAGGGCCGTATAGCCTATGGTGGCCTCGATCTTTCCAGCAAGCGGGATATGACGGCATTTTCCTTATATTTCCCGCCCACTTATGATGAGCATCACGCAGGCTATTTCCTCAACTGGCATTGGGTTCCCAACTATCCAGCCGACTTTGCCGAGCGTGTTTTTGCCGCTGCTCCAATGCTGAAAGACTGGATTTCCAAGGGTTTTATTAAGCAACAGGAAACACCGTGGATAAACCAGAGTGAAATTGTAAGTGATATAGTTGAAAGTTGCAGCAAATTCCAAGTACACTCTATCGGTGTGGATGAATGGAATCATGGCGATGTGATTGGCAAACTTCAAAAGGATCATGGCATTGAAACGCTGGCATGGCGACCAACCCCAAGAAACTGCAATTTCCCAATGAAGGAATTGGAAACATTCATTCATCATAACCGGGTAGTAGTTCAAGAAGATCCAGTATTAAGGTGGCAAATATCCAACGTGGTTTGCACTAGCGATAAATTTGGAAACATTGGAATTGATAAAAGCCGGGAACGGGAAAAGATTGATGCAGTTTATGCCATGATTGTTGCCTTAGGCCGCTTCTTGGCAGTTGGTTCCGATGCCGATTACAGCTTTATGAATGAGGGCATAACCATACTATGAATATCATTGAAACATTTCAGAGGTGGTTGCGTCCGGTTGGGAAATATGATGCCGCTGTTTACACCGATGCGCCTTCATTTAGCGGTGTTAGTGTTGGCGAACAGTCTGCCCTTTCATCATCTGCCGTTTGGGCCTGCGTGAATTTGATCGCCCAGACCGTAGCCACCCTGCCATTTCGGATTTATCGAAAAGGCCAAAACAACAACCGCCAGCAACTTGAAAACAATCTGGATTATTTACTTAATTACGAGCCATCGCCCGACTATCACGCCTTCACATTTAAAGAGCTGATGACAGCCAGCGCAACCCTTCACGGAAACGCCTACGCCGAAATTGTCCGTGATTCTTCTGGTGCGGCAACATCGCTTTATTACATACCTGCAACTCAGGTGCAACCCTATTGGGATACGGTAACGGAATCGGTGTGGTATGCGATTTACCAGGGCGATTACCGGCACTCGGAACCGTACATGGGCCTGCCAGCAGCCCGGATGCTTCATCTGCTTGGCCTCGGATGGGATGGCTTGGTGGGTTATTCGCCCATTCATTTGCAGCGGGAATCCATCGGCCTTCATCTGGCTGGGCAACGATACGGGGCCAGCTTCTTCAAAAATGGTGGGCGTCCTGCGGGCATCCTAAAATTTCCGAATAAACTTAGCCCAGAAGCCAAGGATAACTTAAGGCGTACCTGGGAAGGGTTTCACGCTGGCACCAGTAACACCGGACGAGTGGCGATTCTTGAAGGCGGATTGGAATATAGCCAACTGCAAATTAACCCCGATGAAGCGCAATTTATTGAAACACAGCGTTACAGCCGTGAGGAAATTGCCAGCATATTCCGGGTGCCTGCTTCCATGATCGGGGCCGCCGATCCTAGCGACAACGTGGAAGCGGTTTCGCTCGAATTCCTTCGGAGTATTCAGCCCTGGCTGGTGCGCTGGGAAATGGAAATCAATCGCAAGCTTATCCAGCGCATGGATGAATATTGTGAAGCGGATACAAGAACCGTATTACGGACAGATTTAAAAACACGTTACGAAAGCTATGCTTTGGGCAGGCAATGGGGGTTCCTCTCGGTGAAAGACATTCGAGAGGCTGAAAATATGCCTTCCGATATTCCGGGCATGGACGAATACCTTAAACCGATGAATATGGAACCGCTGGACGCTGAACCTTTACCAGCGGAAATGCCACAGGAAATACCCAGCGCACCTTCGATAACAGCCCCGGCAGTATCACAACCAGATACTACCCTGCCTGCGGACAGATCCGCAGAACGCAACCTTTATCTAGGAAAAGTGCTGGCCATCAAAATGCGGGAGCTTCGTAAAGTGGAAACCAACGATTTGCGCCGAGCCACCGATAACCCAAAACACTTCCTTACTAAACTGGATGAAATCCGCCAGGACACCGAGCGCAGGCACTCGGAGGCCTTTGAGCCAATCTTAAGGGCCTTTGATATGGATGAGGCTGGGCGCATTTCCAAGGAACTTGCCAAAGATTTGGCCGAAAAATTCCACGCCAATTTTTTGGAAATCAGCGGGAATTGCACCGCTAGCGGGCTGGCCGATGCCATCGATTTGGCATCTTCCGCATGGATTAACAAAAACGCACTCTTGGAACTTCCAAAAGGAGAAACCAGCCATGGCTAAAGAAACTAGAGCCGCCCACGAATATCGTGCCGATGACACGGGCAACACTTTAACTGGCTATGCTGCCGTTTTCACGGATGCAACCGGAGGCGTTGCGCTGTCGGAGGATTTAGGCGGGTTTCGGGAAATCGTGGCCCCTTCTGCTTTTGAAAAAAGAGCTGGCAAGGTGCTGGCTTTTTACAACCACGATTCCAGCCAGGTTCTAGGAAAAGAGGGCACCAATTTAACACTTTCCACGGATGCCAGAGGCCTGAAATTTTCCCTGGTTCTGCCGGATACCACCACGGGCAGGGATGTACGGGAACTGGTACGCAGCGGGATTCTTGGAGGTGTATCGTTTGGTTTTACGGTGCGAAAAGATTCCTGGCAAACGGTAAATGGCGAGCGCATACGAACCCTAGAGGAAGTGGATTTATTTGAGATCAGCCCAACGGCCAACCCTGCATATCCAGATACAACGGTGGCACTTCGCAGTTTGGATGCCGATGCCAAGGCAAAGCAGGCCAAGGCAGTGGCCAGCCAAAAAGTAAAATTCTGGAAATTAAAGTTGAATGTAAAAGGTTAGTTAACTAACCTTATCTTACATATAGGAAATACGCCGTAGCGTAGATAGATTTTCCCTTGTGGGCAAATCCGTCTGCGCTTTTTTCGTTTTTAGGAGCTAACACCATGGCTAAGACAGCCGCAGAAATCAGAGAAGAGCGGGCGAACCTAGTCGCTCAGGCAGAAAACCTAACCAAAGAAAACAGGGAATGGACCCCTGAAGAGCAGGCCAAGTTTGATGATTTGGCCAGCCGCATTCAATCGCTTGAAGCCGCTATGATCAGCGACGCAACACAGGAAGAACACATGAACAACGACCAAGCAGCCGCTGCCCGTAAGCAAGTGGAAAACTGGAAGGCTTCAGCCCCAGTTGCACCAGCAGTTAAAAGGCACAAAGTATATGGCGGTGCGCCAAACTATGTGCGAGATTTGGGCGACAAGAGCGCAACCCAAAAGCGCAGCTTGGCCCTGCGTGGCTGGTTGGCGGGTGGCAATCGTTCCGATCTGGTAAACGATGAAATCCGTTCAGCGGCTCATGATATCGGTTTCAATATCGATTCTGACCGCCTGAGCTTGGAACTGTTCCGCAATGCGCCAAAGAACAGCGAGGAAATTCGTGCCCAGATTACCAGCACCAATAACCTTGGTGGATACCTGGTTCCCACGGAATTTGTGGCAAGCCTTGAAAAGGCCATGCTGACCTTCGGGGGCATTCGTGAAAAGGCGAGCATCATCCGCTCCGCATCTGGTGGCCCTCTCACCATGCCAATGGCAGACGACACAGCGAACGCAGCTGCAATCGTCGGTGAAGGCAGTTCCATCAGCGCAACTAATGTTACCTTTAGCCAGTTCACGCTAGGTGCATATAAATATGCCAGCGCAGTGCAGGCTTCTTGGGAAATGATCCAAGATTCCGGCCTTAATCTTGAGGCCGAATTGGGCGCCATTCTCGGCGAACGATTGGCAAGAGGTCAGGCCGCCCACCTAGCAACTGGTAGCGGAAGTGGCCAGCCAACGGGACTAGTGGTAGGTTCGACCTTGGGGGCCACACAGGCCACCAATAACGTTTTGGCCTACCAAGATTTGCTAAACCTTTACCATTCCGTGGATCCGAGCTATCGCCGCAACGCTAGCTGGGTGTTCAACGACGCTGTTTTGGCAGTGTTGCGAAACCTCACCGATGACGCTGGTTTCTTGATCTTCGGTGGCCCTGCTCAGGGTGAACCAACCACCCTGTTGGGCCGTCCAATCGTTGTATGCAACGACATGACCAGCGACCTTACCACCGCTGCTGGCAAGATCATCCTGTTTGGTGATTTGTCTGCCTATAAGGTGCGTGAGGTTTCCACCATCGAGTTGACCCGCCAGAACGAGCTTTACAGCTCCTCCGGTTTGGTTGGCTGGGTGATCCATCATAGGCTTGATGCGAAACTTGCCAACGCTGGCAAGAATCCAGTTAAGCACTTGGTGACTATCTAAACCCTCCCCTGGCTGGGGGCCGTTTTCCTTTCGGCGGCCCCTGGCTTATTCTTTTTGGTTTCCTGAAAGGAATTTTAACCATAATTCCTTTCAAAAATTAACCATGAATACACCCTCGTTTATCACGTCCGTTACCGTGGCTCCAGAGGTTCAGCCAATTACGCTGGACCAGGTAAAAAACCATTGCCGAATAACTCATAATGAAGATGATTCCTGGCTGCTTACAGCTATCGCAGCCGCCACCCAATACGTTGAAAAAACCTGCGAATTGGCTTTGATTACACAAACACGCAAGACACTTTTAAAAGGCTTTGAAAACCCGTTTATTACCCTGCCGTATGGCCCTGTTCAATCCATTAGCACCTTGAAATACCGAAACGACATCGGCAGCCAGATAACGTTAGCAAGTAATCTCTACTACGCCGTTACTGACCATAACCCGTGCATCGTGCTGCCAGCGACTGGCACAAGCTGGCCTTCCACACAGGTTCGGATTGATGCCGTTGAAGTGACCTATATTTGCGGATATGGCCTGCCAGACGCAGTGCCAGAAGCACTAAAAACGGCTTTACTATTGTTGGTTAATTTCTGGTACGAACACCGCAGCAGCGCAGAGTCGGCTGGATATTCGGAAATTCCGTTCGGCATCCAGGCTATGCTGGCTTGTTTCAAAGCGGAGTCCTACCGATGACTACCGCTTCAGGAATGATGCGCCATCCTGTTTCCCTGGAACGCAGTACCACCACGGTGGACAGCGTAGGCCAGACCCAGAAAACCTGGCGAGTGGTGGAACGATTTTGGGCGAGGGTGGAAATCCAAAGTAGCAATGAAACACTCATTGGCCAACAAACTGGAAGCTACACCCAGTACGAGATAACTACCAGGAAAACGACAGCATCGGTAGGCGATCGAATTCGCCACAATGACCGCCTTATTGAGATCGATTCTGTCAGGGAATTGCATTATGACCAAGGCCTTGAAACGCTGATAACCGGCGTGGAAAGGGTGGCGTAGGTATGGCCATTTCCATAGATGCCAGCGAACTGGCAGACGCAGTAAAACGGATAGGCGAGGTGCCAGATAAACTCCTACGCAAGGGTATTCGCAGGGGTTTTGCTTCGCTATCCAAGGAAGTGATGCAACGGCAAAAGGCATCTTTGGATCAATCCAAACGCAGCGGAAAACTTCGGAAATCCATAGGCCGAAAGATTTCCGTCAATCTTGCAAAAAACAAAGCTTATTTTGTGGTAGGACCACGGAAGAAACAGGAAGGCCAACCTTCCAGATACGCCCACTTAGTGGAAAAGACTACCAAACCACACATTATTAAGGTTAACCGTGGGCGTAACGCTGGAAAGACCTTTAACCACCCAGGAACCAAGGCACAGCCATGGCTGGCACCTTCCTACGCTGGCATCCAAGAAAAAGCCTTGCGAACCGTAGTTGATGAAATTGAACGCACCTTTAAGGAGGTGCTGAAGTGAGCATTTCAACAGCGATTGTAAGTCGAATTTCTGCCAACGTGGCCAGCCTTTCCGGAAAGATATTTCCGGAAAACGCCCCGGAGGGTGTGGATTACCCATTCATGGTGTACCAGTTGCAGACAGTGGAAAGATATCAGGATTTAAGCGGAACCCCTTCAACGTGCCCATCGGCTACGTTTCGATTTATGCTTTTTTCCGCTTCCCGTTCTCAGGTGGAAACACTGTCCAACCAGGTGGGCAGCCTGTTTAACGGGTTCCGTGGCATGGTGGGAAGCCAGTTAATTTACACCAGTTCCTTTGATAGCCAGGAATCAAACGAGGTTTTTATTGAGGGTTCGGATATTCCGGTTTATAGTTATATGAATACTCACACAATCCAATATAAGGAGGATTGATCATGGCAATTTGCCCAATGGGAACGACGCTAACAATTACGGGTGGTAACCTTGCTTCCAGCCTTACCGTAAACGCAACCGAAATTACCCTGCCTTCCGTAAAACGTGGCAGCGTGGAAGTAACCACGCTTACTAGCCCGGATAATGCCAAGGAATTTATCCCTGGTCTTATCGAGGCTGGCGATTTTTCATGCTCTTATTTTTTCCCAGGGCCATTGGCAGCCGTGGTAAACACCTTGAAAGCCGCTGCCGCTGCCGATTACGAAGTTGATTTCTCCATCGGCATCCCAGACGGGGCCAACGGTGCGGTGGCTTCCACCATTACTTTCAGTGGCTTCTTTACGGAAACCGGGCTGGATACGATTTCAGCCGGAGATAACGTTATCAAGGGCAAGCTGACGGCCAAAATAAACGGGCTAGTCACTTACACTTTGGATTAACGATTAAGGGGAGGGTTTTTTATGGATAAGTCGAGCTTTTTTGCTGCGGCTAAAGCCAATGTGAAAAAGAAGGAAGTTGAATTGCCAGGCATCGGCAAAGTGTTTGTTCGTGTCCTCAAATCAAAGGACCGGGATCAATACGAAGCTGATGTGTTTGGAGGCGAGAAATTTAATTACGACCACTACAGGGCCAAGCTGGTGCAGATGTGCGCTTGCGATGAAACTGGAAATCTAATTTTTGCCGCCAGCGATGTGCAGGCAATTGGCGACCTTCCGGCAAATGTGGTAAACGCAATCTTTCACGCTGCCGAGGAAGTAAACGGGTTTAACAAAAAGGCTTTGGAGCAAGCGGAAAAAAACTCCGAGAAAAGCCCGGCTTAAGGTTTAAATACCGGCTGGCCGGTCACCTAAAAAAAACGGTGGCCGAACTCGAAGAAATGCCTTCGGACGAATTAACACATTGGATGGCATTCAGCTTGGTTGAACCTTTGGAGGGTTACCGGATTGATTTGGGTTTTGCCCTGATTGCTGCCATCTTGGCAAATGTGAACCGTGACAGAAACTCCAAGCCGTTTTCAATTCAGGATTTTGTGACGGATTATTGGGAAGAGTGGACAAAGAAAATTGAAACCCCACAGGATTTTAAAGCACAGATGATGGCCTGGGCTGCCTCGGTAGGGGTTAAAAAGGAACGTTAATCATGGCATCAGCTATTACCACAGCTTCGGTAAAAGTTGGACTGGATGCCAGCCAGTTTAAATCTGGCGTGAGTAATCTAAAAAATTCCCTTGGCGGAATTGATAACACATTTTCCAAGTTAGGAAAGGATCTGTTTGGCTTTATTAAAGGCAACGTAGCAAGCCTGGCCGGACTAGCTGGACTTGGTGGCCTTGGTGTAATGCTTAAAAAAGGTTTTGACGCAAAACAAGTATTTGAAAAAAATTCGTTAGCCATCAAGGCTTTTGGCGATTCTGCGGGTGACTTAGATCCGCTTTTAAACACTCTTCGGCAAATTACCTTCAGAAATTCTGAAATGGGAGAAACAGCAGGTGAGGCAGCTAGAAAACTGCTAAGTGCTGGATATTCTGGCAAAGAAGCTGCCGCATTAATCAAATCTTTTGGTGCTGCTGCCAAGGCTAGCCCTGAAGAAGCAAAAATGGTTTTTGACAAGCTTACAGATACCATGCTTGAACTAAAAAATTCAGGAGTGGCACAATCGGCAGATTTTAAAAAGCTTCAAGAGCTTGGTTTGCCAGTGTATGACCTGTTGGCTAAACGACTTTCCGATGTTAATGGGAGGATGATAAATAGTGCAGAAGCTGCCGAAATGTTGCAACGAGGAATGGTTAGCAGCAAGGATGCAATTATAGCTCTGGGCAGTGCATCCAGTGACCCTAGAATTATGGCCCTACAATCAAGCATGAAGGCAACCTTGCCGGGTGCAATTGGCAATTTAAAGGGTGAAATTAATACTTTTTTTGCCAACCTTGTTTCTGGTTTTGATCAGGCAACAGGTGCAACATCCATCCTTGCCAACGGAATTAACAAAATTGCCGAGTGGATAAAAGCCCTTACTCCGAATGTTGAAACAACAGTAGCTATAATTAAGGAAAATTGGGAAGGCCTTGGAACCGTTTTTGCTGAAACTGGAAGCTTTATTGGCCAATCTTTTTTAGAAGGCTTAAAACAGATTAAAATATTCTTTAATGATTTTCCAAACATAGCCAGTAATTTAGGCCAATCATTTATAAATGGTTTGAGTCCTATAACTTCTTGGTTTTCTGAATTTATTAATTTATCCAGTAATTTAGGCCAATCATTTATAAATGGTTTGAGTCCTATAACTTCTTGGTTTTCTGAAAGTTTTAACAAAGTAAACGAATTGGCCA